TAAACCGATTAGCGCCCCGGAGAAGCCTCAAAAAAAGAAAGATGACCAAGTAGTCAAAGTAAAGAAACAAGGACTCTTTTCATTCAAGGCTGCGAGTGGTAAATGGTATCGTCTAACTCCAAAACAAAAACTATTCTGTGATTATTTTTTACAAAGTCTTAATGGTGTGCAGTCGGCTTTCAAGGTTTATAAAGCCAAAAATTATAATGTGGCATCAACTATCGCTTCAGAAAACTTAACAAAACCTAACATCATAGCCTATTTAACGATTCAGTTTGCGAAGTTTGAAATTACTCCGGATGAAACAATGGCTCACTTGAGTTATCTTGCTAGGCAATCTGGTAATTTACAAGCAAAGGCGCGAGGGATTGATATGTCTTTAAAAGTGTTTGGCAAATACGCAGCCGAAAAAATCGAACACGGCGTGGATGAAAGAATGACGGAATTTCTTGATCGAGTAGTAAAAAGGTTTCCCAAATGAATGTTAGACCAGCGACAATCAGAACACTAAAAGAATATAAACTTGAGAACGAAGCAGGCGAAGTAATCCAATGGACTCCAGGAGAAGTTGAGATTATTGATTGTATTCTTCACCGGCAATCCATTGACGGCAAAAAGCGAATACAGATTATGGCGGCAACCAGGTGGGGTAAGTCATTGTCAGTTGGAGCAGGGGCTTCTATTCGGGCTTCTTTACATCCTGAGAAATGGGCTATTGTGGCGGGAACTAAAGAAAAAGCCAGGATCATTATGGAATATATAACAATGTTTTCTTTGGATTGCCCACCGATTCGCTCCCAATTAGCGGTAGAAACGCCCTTAGATCGTTTAAGAATGAGAAAGAGCCAAGACAGACTAAGTTATAAGCGCCGGGGAGAAGTAAGGGTTTATTCGGCCGATGCTCGCAGGATTGCAGAAACAAGCACTTCTTTGATGGGGTTTGGCGCGCCTAATGTTTTAGAAGATGAGTCTGCGCTTATTCCAGACAGACTCCACGCAACAGTAATGCGGATGTTGGGAGACAAAATTGATAATTTCTTAGTTAAAATTGGAAACCCATTTAGACGCAATCATTTTTTAAAGACTTGGCGAAGCGATAAATACTACAAGATACTTGTAGATTATAAACGGGCGATTGAAGAAGGCCGGTTTTCGCCAGAGTTCATTGAAGAAATGAGGGGTTTGCCTTTGTTTGATATTCTCTATGAGTGCAAATTCCCGAAAGAAGGGGCGATTGACGCTAAGGGTTGGTTGTTACTTTTGACTGATGCTAATGTTGAAGGGGCATTTGTAGAACAAGAAGTTCCCTTTGGAGAGGAAAGGCTTGGCTGCGATATTGCCGGCGGTGGCAGAAACTTCAGCGTGATGGTTGCGCGAGCATACAATATGGCTAGGAAGATTTATAAAGAAAACGAGCCGGACACAATGAAATTTGCAGGCAGCGTAGTAAGGTCTGCCAAAGATTTGAAAATAAAAGATAAAGATATTTTTGTTGATAAGATCGGCATTGGCCGGGGAGCTTATGATCGTTTAAGAGAAATGAAGAACAGCGTAGTTGGGGTTGGCGGTTCAGATTCGCCATCTGATAAAGGTAAATTCGTCAATCTCCGGGCAGAGATATACTGGAGGGCAAGAGAGTGGATTTTACATGGTGGCAAGCTGGAAAAGGATGATGACTGGTATCAGTTGAGTCAAATGAAATACAAGGTCGCTGATAGTTCTGGTAAAATAAAAATGATGAGCAAACAAGAAATGCTTATGGAAGGAATTGACTCGCCGGATGTGGCAGATGCCTTTTCTATGACTTTTGCCAGGGCAGATATTCCGCCGGCTTATCAAGAGCAACCAAGCGTAGCAGAAGGCGATCCAAAAGAAACGAATCTCGACCCCTTTGATTGATTATGAAAAAGATAAAACTTACTAAAGGTAAATATACCCTAGTTGATGATCGAGATTTTGAGTGGCTGAATCAATGGAAGTGGCTTTGCCAGGGAACTCAATGGGGGGGTGAATATGCTGCAAGAAGGACAAAAAACAAATATATTCTTATGCACAGGTTGATTTTGGGAGTCAAAGAGGGGGAATATGTAGATCATAAAAATGGAGATGGTTTAGACAATAGGCGCTATAATTTGAGGAATTGTACTAATGCAGAGAATGGTAGAAACCGGAAAGGATTAAATAAAAATAATACTAGCGGTTTTAGAGGAATTACCCGTTATAAAAGAACCGATAAGTGGTTAGTTCAGATAATGGTTAACCGGAAAGGCATCAGTTTAGGACATTTTGCTACTAAAGCAGAAGCAAATAAAGTAGCGAAGTTGGCTCGTAAAAAATACTTTGGAGAATTTGCAGGAATATGAGCAATCCATTTGTTCCGGCCAAACCAGAAAAGATGATCCGGGCAGAAATTTCTGCTAGGGAATCCAGCTTAATTAAAACATTAAGAAAATACCCATTTGGTGAATTTGTTGTTTACAAGGCTAATAACCTTTTAATCAGAGTTGAAATTAAGGATAGCCAGATGATCAAGGAAAAAAATGGACTTGACCTGGCAATAGAATAACTTTATTATTTAGTTGTTATGTTGGAAACATCAATACCAGTACCTCAGTTTGACAGGGAATTGCCGCGCTTCACATTGAGGCAAGAGGAATTGCCGGGGCTTGGACTTTGGAAGGTGGGCAGTCAACACTATCTTATTGTTAAAGTGGAGATTGTAGAAAAAAGGAATACGAAGGCTCTTGGTTTAAATGATTCCGGCGATCGGGAAAAATTGGAAGGTACTGTTCAGGTATTAAACATCAAACCCCTGGGAGATACGCCGGTTGATGCCAAGACTTTAGAGCGAGAGGATTTTGAAAAGGTAACTGCAAAAATCAGATCGAGTAGGATATAATGGTATGGCTGAAAAATCAAGACTTCAAGTCCGAGAAGATGCCGATGAACAACCTTGGGCTGATGTAGGACACGCTTCAAAACACCAAAAATTACCAGTTACGATTGTGGACTTTGGAGAATATGCTAGTGGTAATTCACTTGGCATAAGTTGTGCTGATAAATCCTTACAATCCCATTTTGAGGCTATAACGGGTTGGGTTGAAAATACTGGCGCTGATGGTCTTGCAGTAAGCACAGATCATAGAGGCGTAGGAACTAAATCGCTTGAGTTTGACAAGATAGCTGGTAATGTAGCAGCTATGATTAGTAAGACGATTGCCTCTTTTGATATGAATGCCTACTCAACTCATGCTATCGGCCACATGCATGTTTATATTAGTGATTTAACTGAGGTGGATTATGTTTTTGTCAGAATGGGAACAGATAGTTCAAATTACTGGCAATGGAATTTTGATGGAGGATTGTTTTCAGACGGCTGGAATGATATGAACACGCCTATTACCAGCCCAACAAGCCAAACTGGTGCTGGTTTAGATTTAAGCGGGGCTACTTGGATGGCTTTTGGGGTTGTGTTTGATGGGGTGGCTAATACTCTTGCAGATATAAGGACGAGTGGTTGGATAATTAAGAGGGTTTTAGAAACTTCTCAAATAGTTAGTGCTGATATTCAGCTTAATTCTCCCCACTTGGTAATTAAAGATAGAAATTCAAACAACAGGCTGGATGTTGCTAAGGGTGCAGCATACAACTATCTCTACAACAGAATCACAGACGGGGCTAATTTAATGCCGGCTGGTGATATTTCAGCAAGATCGGTATATGTTAATTTGGGTACTAATAATGATGTTTCTTTAGCAGTTCTTCCTGATACTGCCGCCGGTGATTTAGCCGCTTTAGTTGCTGGTCAGTTAGGAGATGGTCATGGTGTAACTGTTTCTAATCCAACAGCAGATCCAGAAACAGGACTAGCCACATCAGCACTTCAAAGACCAGATGCTCAAATCGGGCCTGGTGATCCAAACATAGATTCATATACTCATGCTTCAATAAATTTGGCTACCGGAGCAAACCAACTTCTTATTAGTTCGGCGGCAAACAAACAAATTTGGGTATATGGAATTGCGTTTACTTGTTCGGTCGCTGGTACAGTTTCCTTTCAAGACGAGGACGACACAGCAATTACTGGCATTATGGACTTTTACGCTAATTCAGGTCTTAATAATCCACCTTCAGGCAATTTTGCTATGCCAATTTGGAAACTAGCAACAGATAAAGATTTAGAAGTGGATATTGTTGATTGTGATGTGGATGGCTGGATAGACTATGCAATAGTGAGTGTATAAATATGGCTTGTACTCACCGAATCTCTCCGAACAATATGACCTCAAATAATGAACCTGCTCCTTATGTGGCTTCATCATCTGGCAATCTTAACTATTGGCAACTTCCTTATAAAGCCTTTGATGGTAGTACTGTTACTGTTTGGGCTTCAGATTATCCTTTACCAATGTGGATTAAAATAGATTTAGGTTCTGCATTTACAGCTTGTGCGTATGGATTATTGTCGCCAGGGCAAAATCATCCTGTAGCTTGGACATTTGAAGGTTCTGTTAATGGAGTAACTAATTGGGTTGTATTGGATACTCAAGAAGATCAAGATTTTGGTCTTGATGAATGGAAAACTACATTTGAAAATGAAAATGCTTATAGATATTATAGATGGAATTTTACCGAAACTTCTCATACAAATATTGCGCTTCAGCAAGCTAAAATATATATTGAAACACCACCGGGGGTGAGGGATATAATAGGCTGTGGTCACACCCCGGCTGAAAGAGAATAATAAGTGAAGGATATAATTCTTTTTCCTAGCCGATATGATATATTGAAAAGTAAAGATGAGTAGAAAAAAACAATCAGGACTAAAACCTAAAAAAGTCAAAGGCCGGATCACAACTCTAAAAGCACTGCCATACAAGGGTCACATGGTCTATATCCGCAGGATTAACATAGAAATCTTTGAATACCTAGTTGTTTTTGAAAAGCAGGTTTATTCTAATTATTGGATAATTACACCCGCAAAAGGTAAGAAGGACTTAACCAAGGATGAAGTTAATCAAGCGGCTGCTTTACCGATGGCCGGGGCTATAGCTACTATTGATATATTGCTTGGAAAGAAGTTAGATAAAAAGACAAAGGGAATTGTTGAGACATTTGAAAGTGTAAGAAAGAAAGTGGTAAACTAAAAATATGCCGGCAGCCTTTAATCGTTGTAAAAAAGCAGGTGGAAAAATACGAACCAAAAGAGTTGATGCAGAACATTATATGCACATTTGTATTCCAAAGGGCGGAGGCAAGGGAAGCTCGGTTGGCGGCGAAGTTAAAAAATATAAAAAGGTTTTAAAGGGAAAAAAGAAATGAGTATTAAAGAGTTTTATCTCCAATCTAAAAAGTATGGAGTTAGAGTAGCCTTAAATAATGTTTTTTTTAGTTTTGCTAAAAAAGTGCTTAGGGCAAAAGAGATGAAAGTTATTTATAAAGAATAATATGCCAAAAAGTGAAGAAGCAGTATTAGAACAAGCTGAGGTTGCTAAAGCAGAGTCCCCTACTAGCGCCCATGAGGGCTTGGCTAAGCAAATTCAAGCAGAGTATGACCTAGCATGGAAGCACCAACAGCCTAGGTTGGCTAGAGAGCTAGTGAGGCTTAAACTTTACAACAACCAAAGGCGCGAGCCAAAGGCGGTTGGTGATACTACTCTTTTTACAATCTTTCAGACAGTTTTGGCTTCGTTATATGTTGACCGGTTGACAGTTGAGTGGGGCGGTAAAGAAGAAGGGGATGAGGAAGTAGCAGAAAACTTAGACTCGATAGCAAAGCAAGATTACACGGACATGGAAAAGGATGAGATTGATTTTGACTGGATTTGGGATACTTTGTTTTGTGGCCGGGGGTTAGTAGCACTCCATGAATATGAAAGAGATCCTGATAACAACATCTTCCTGCCAATCCCTGAAAATATAGACTTTCTTAGTTTCCTTAGAGATCCAAGAGCTAAATCAGTTAATGGCAATAGGGCAGGTAGAGGCGCGGCCAGGTTTTTTGGCAGGCCAATAAAGATGACAAAACAGGCTATGAAGGATCACCCTCATATTTTTGACAGTGATTTTAGGGGAATTAAAATTGGTGGTGGCACGAAAGAGCTTTTAGAAAAGGCGCAGGAAGCAAGAGATGAAGCTCAAGGCAGGCAAATTCAGAAAATGGAAAGCGAAAAAGCTCTTGGTGTTAACGCAGAGTATGATGTTCTCGAATGGCATACGCATTGTGAAGTCAAAAGTAAAATCGAAAAAGTAAAAGTATGGTTAGCCAACGAAAGAAGCAAAGTAGTAGGACTTCAGGTTTTAAAGAGTAAGGCAAAAAAGATTTTCTGGCCGGTAATGGACAGACCTCTTTATCCAACTGCGCATGATTGGGATGGTACATCAATTCCTGATTTAGTTGAGGATAAGCAGAGAGGAAGGGCGGTGGCGCAAAATTCAGCCTTCCGGGCAATGAAAGCAGACATTTTGCCAAATTATATTTATGACTCCAACAAAATAACTAACCGCAAACACCTCACAAGTGGTGGATTTAATAAATATATTCCAATGGATTCTAAAGGTGAGAACCTGAACACTGCCATAATGCCACTGATTAAAGCCCGGCCAAACATGGTCTTGCTTGACTTTATTTATAATTCCTTAGAGCTTTCTGCACAAAAAGCGACTGCCACCCCGGAGCTTAGACAAGGGATGTTATCAGAAAAGCAAAGGACATTGGGCGAGATTAATCTTACAGCTTCAGCAGGGGATACCCGTTATTCATTGTCAGCTAAAATATTCGGCTGGTCAGAAAAGAGATTTTGGCAGCAATGGTACAGGCTTTATAAGGATAATTTTGCGGACAATATTGATAAAAAGGTACTCAGAATAAAAGGTGCTTTTGGGCCAAAGTGGCGGGAACTTGGAAGAGAAAACTTGATTGCAAACATAGACCCTGATGCAACGATTGAGAGCCAAGTTCTTGCTCGCGCCAAACAATTAGAAGAGCGTAACTCTATGATCCAGTATTTTGGTTTTGCTTTTCAAGATCCAACAAGCAACAGGCGGTGGGGATTAAAGAAACTAGGGAGACTTCACGGATTAGACAAGGATGAAGTCGAAAGATTGCTCCCGCCAACTATTGATGAACGAGTTGCAGAAGATGAAAACGAGAAACTTAGCAATAATGAGTCCGCTCAGGTATTAAGAGAAGATGATCACAATGTCCACTTAGAAATGCACTCTAAGGCTGCAGCTACCTCAGCTACTTATGCCCACATTGAAACTCACAAGAGAGCATTGATGTGGAAAAAAATGACTCCTGAGCTTTTCCCGGAAGAACCTGAAGAGACAGCCTTTCAACCTCCTGGCACAGAGAAGTTAACACCACCTGGGGCAGAAGGGGCAACCAAGCCAATCGCTCCAAGTAGAGCGCCTGGTACGGCAACACCACCTGCATAATATGAAAGATCATCTCTTTAACACTGAGAAAAAACGAGAAGCGGCAACCATTGCTTTTCAAACTGGAGTAAGCACTCCAATTTGGAAGTTAATGATACAAATATTGGAAGCAAACATCAAAGTTGTTACTAAGCATATACTGGATGGAACAAATCTTGACGGAGAAGAAGCCACCAAAGAGGAATTGGACAGGTTGAGGGACAAATTGAAGGTTTATGAAGAAGTAAAAGATACTCCCGAAAGAATGGTTAAGAGCTTCGCTTCTCCTTCTGGAGAAGAGCCTGCCCTTGACCCATTTCAAACTGTCGAGCAATTAAAAGAAGAGCGCAGAAAAGCTGGTAGTTGACAAGATACTTTTTAGTGTTTATATTTAATTTAACGGAAAAACCGATATGCCAGAAGAAAACAACGACCCCAACAACGAACCCCAACCATTAGTTTTAGATGAGGTGGTTGATGTCCCCCTCGAAGATTTAGATGACGACCAAAAAACCTTTCTCCAAGAAAATGTAGATGATTTATCTGATGAACAAAAGGAAACCTTTAAAGATGTCCTTAAAGTGGAAGAAGCCCCGGATGATATAGAGCCTGAGACAAGGACTAAGCCCGTTGAAAAGCCAGAAGACGAGGAGGAAGAAGAGGTTGATCCTGATGACGAGGCAGCAATCGGCAAGGTAGTTGACAAAAGGTTAAGCCAAGTTACAGAGGATTTAAGAACCACCAAGGATCAAATGGAAGTTGATGCTTTCATAAGGGAAAGACCAGAATATTCTAAATACCGCACAGTTGCTTTAAAATATATGAAAAATTCTGCTTACGGAAATATCCCTGCTAAAAATATTATGGCTATTGTTGCCGGTGAGGATCAACAGAAAATAGGAGCGAAAAAGGAAAGAGAGGCAGCCGAGAAAGCCAGGGGGACTCAAGGTGGCGGAACTTCTGTTAGGAAACCAAAGGGTGGAGGGGTTGATTGGAGTGCAGCCACACCAGAAGAAATAGCAACTAAAAAAGCGGAGATACTTGAACAAAGCAGAGGTGTTTGACAAGGGATAATAAACATTATAAAGTAATTGGGAGGTAACAATGGCAGATAAAAAAGAAGATTTAAACAAACTGACAGTAAAAGAACTCCGGGAGATGGTAGTTAAGTTAGGTATGCCGGAGGATGATGCTGAAAATTTTGAAACTAAAAGACCCCTTATTTCCACAATTAACACTCTTCGCGCCAAAGCAGTTGTTGAAACCCCAGGCCAATTAAAGAGAGACAAAGAAGAATACTTGAGTAAAGCGGAAAGAATGAGAGCGCATTTGATGAAACAGCCAAAGGTAAGGATTTTAGTACCGCTAGAGGCTAAGGAAAAACCGGGGGTAATAAAGCTGGTTTATAATGAAAAAACTAAAAGAGAAGAACAAGTGTATGTTAGTGGCGCATATTTGCCAGTTCAGTTAAATGGATTTAAAACGCTTGTTGCTAAAGGTGTGTATCAGGAAGTTCCTCAACAAGTTGCAGATGTGATAAGCGAAGCCCAAAATATGACCGCAGAAGCAGGTAGGGCTTATTTAATAGACAGAATTGATCCGGAAACTGGAAAGCCAGTTAGAGACAAGCTGGAATAATAGGTACGAATTTGGTACTTGACAAGGGTGTTAGGACTTTTGTATATTAAATTTAGATTAACGATAAACGGAAAAACCGGCGTTAGGTCGAAAGACCAGCGCCTTTTTTTTATTAAACAATGCCAGATTTAACTACCAGAACAGAAATTCCAGAAGAAGTTAATAGTTGGTATAACAAGGTTTTGCTCGATAGAGCAACCCCATCCTTGCTTCATAATCGCTTTGCTCAAGTAAAAGACCTTCCTCGTAACGCAGGTACAAGCACCATTAAGTTCCGAAGATATGGAGTATTGGCCGCCGCTACTACGCCTTTAAGCGAAGGTGTTACTCCAGCCGGCAAGCAACTTTCAACCACTGAACTTACCGCCGAAGTTTTACAATACGGTGACTATATTACCGTAACTGACATTGTTGATATGCAAAGCTACGATCCGGTTTTAACTGGAGTAGCTGAAGATGTGTTAGGAGATCAAGTTGGACTCACTTTAGACACACTTTGCAGGGATATAATCACAGCAACAACCACTCGTCAATATGCCTCAACTGCTATTGATAGGGCAACCGTTGGCGCTGCAATGAAATTGAACAGGGCGGAAGTTAAAGAGATGGTCAGGACTCTTCGAGGAAACAACGCCAAACCAGTTATGAGAATGATTAACCCTTCAACTGGCTACAACACTTCCCCGGTTGGAAAATCATTTATCGGAATCATAGACGAAGATACTCTTTACGATTTGGATGACGCAACAGGCTGGATTCCGGTTGAGAAATATCCGAATAAAGCTAATGTGATGGAAGATGAGGTTGGCTCGGTTGGTAATGTCAGGTTCTTAATGACTACCGAAGGCAAAACATACGGCGGAACTTTGGTTACTACAGTTCACGCCACCTTAATCTTTGGAACACGCGCTTACGCTCAAACAAGAATTTCCGGTGAAGCTCTTAAAAACATTGTTAAACCTTTAGGGGCTGGTGAAGATCCGCTTAATCAAAGAGCAACTAGCGGTTGGAAAGCAACCTATGTTGCCGTAATATTAAACCATAGCTGGATCGGCATAATCGAACACGCCGTATCAGCCTAAATAAAATAACATGGAAGCACTAAGTAAATTAAAAGGACTAGCACATCAAGCATTAATGGATATGGTTGATGAACTGAAAACAAACCTGAAATATCGGTGTCTTACTGATCCGGCGATTGTAATAGGAACTGGCAGTGCCGCTAAAGTTAGGGTGAGTGCTACTCCTACATATTTAAACAATGGTATTTTCTATGCCGCATCAGCCGCCGAGGTTGCTTTTACCGCCACTACCCATGATATTCCTGCTAATGCTCTTTCGGTTCAAGAGGCTTGCTACCTTGTTTGTATTGATAACGCCGATGCTTTAACCCTCCACATGGGAGCGATTGCTACTGGCTCTGGAAATGCTTTACTCCCTGAAATTCCTGCCAGTCTAACTCCACTTGGTTATGCGAGAGTTGCAGTTGCCGCAGGAGCAGTGGACTTTGACGCAAGCACAGACCTTTTAAGCGCTGCCCATTTGACCGACACTTTTGTTGACCTTGGTTTCTTATCCCCAAGATTTGACGCGGCTCAATAATATTAATTAGGTCAGGTTAGGTTAATTAAAGGAAAAATATGCAAAGACCAGGACTCACACAAGAAACAGTA